TAAAACTATTATACCACAAGTTCATCGATTTGTGAACCACTAAATTTCATTTTACTGAAATTTTTATCCTTATAAAATTCTAATTTATCTTTGAACTTGCCATCAAGTATTTCACCTTTATGAGAAATGACAAATACGTTTGTATCATCATCAAGTGTATAAAGAATTTTTATAAGATTGTCTACACCATCATGATCAAGAGATGAATCAAAAGTTTCATCTAATATAAGAAGGTTTGTAGATACCGAATTTTTCATCTTGGCGATTTGTCGCCAGGTAAAAAGTAAAGCCAAATCAATACGCTGCTTTTCACCTTCTGAAAAAGAATCATAAGAAAAAGAATCTCTATGTCTAGATCTTATTGTTTCTTGAAATGATTCATCTAAGTTAAAGTGTACAAAGAAGTCTAAGACTTGTAGGTATTGATTTGTAAGTTTGTTTATTACTGGAAGATACTGCTTTATGATTTTAGTTTTTATTCCAGTGTCTTTTAGCATTTCGCTTATAACAGTATTGTAAGAATACTCTTCATTGACTGCGAGTTTTTCTTCTAGTCCTGCATTTTTTTCTTCATTAAGTTTATCTAAAGCTTTTTGCTCTGTTGCCATATCACCTTCATTACTTAGTATATGACGAATCTGAGATGACAGTGTTTCAATTTGAGATTGCAATCTACTAATCTCTTTATTATTAGATGTAAGATTAGAAGTGTGTTCTCTTATCTGGTTTGACTTGTCATTTAATTCAGTTATAGTATCTTCAATGACATGTGCTTGTTCTTCTACATCGTTTAAAGCTTGCTTAAACTCTAAAGCTTTTGATTTTGCTATAGACAGTTTATTGTTTTTAAGTTCTTCATCGATGTCCTGAGAACACGTAGGACAGGTATCATTCTCCTCATAAAACTTTGAGTCTTTAACTAAAGTTCTAATCTTTTGATTAAATTCAGCTTTATAGTGTAAAAGGTTTTGTTTCTTATCATGTGAATTTTTTAAGTCATCTTCGAGCCCCTCAGAGATCGTCTCTATTGATTCTGATAAGGTTTTATTGATATGCTGCAGTTCTTTTATTTCTGCTTCATGTAAGAATATTTCTGTTTCTTTTTGCTCTACTTGATCAGTAGATAAACTTTTTACTTCTTTAATATATTTGTTTTGTAGTTCTATTCTTTCATGTACCAAAGTAAGTTCATTAGAAATATCTTTTAGTTTATCACGTAAAGCTATATTCTTTTCTTTTACAAGAACATTCATTTTTGAAAAAATATTAATATCCAGAAGATCCTCGATGACATCACGGCGATGTTGTGCAGGTAATTGCATGAAAGGAATGAAGGAAGACGAACCTAACACAACAATCTGATGAAACGATTTATGATTCAACTTTATGATGTTTTGTTCGAGGATCTTCTGGTACTCTTTGGAATGTGATGACTGATTCATCATGTCACCGTTCTTCCAAATCTCAAATATGTTTGGCTTAATACCTCTTACTACTTTAAATAATGATTTACCAATTTGGAATTCAACTTCAACTCGTGAATCTTTGTTATTAATAGTGTTTACAAGTTGAGGTTTATTAATATTTCTGTGAGCTCTACCAAATAAAGCAAATGATAAGGCATCAAGCATAGTTGATTTACCTGCACCATTTTGTCCTACAATAAGTGTAGAGCGTGATTTATTGAGTTGGATTTCAGTCCAGTTGTTACCAGTACTGAGAAAGTTTTTCCAACGTAAACTTTTAAAAACAATCATACAATTTCTAGTGCCTGTGCTTCTGTCAATAATTTTTTCATACTAATCTTAATGCGGTCTTTATCCAGTTCTGTATCTACCGCATCTACGTAGCTATCAAGCAGTGTCTCTGTATCTTCCAATGACACTTCTTCGTCTTCCACTTCATCGCCCATAAACTCATTAAAGTTTTCTGCGATCTTTAATTCATGTATTGGCCTATTCTGTATTCTATCAACAAATCGGTCGAATGTAAATAGGTCTTTTTTATTTACTACAACTATTTTTACGAACTTACTATCAACTTGAGATACATCATAATTAGTGTAATCATAGCTGTCATCGTCATAGCGAATGCGATGAAACATAGTGTGAGGATTACGTACTCTTTCCAATTCTCTCGTAGCTGTGTCAAGGACGTAAAAGTATTTCGGATCATGTGCATCACTCCAAAAAAATTCCATTTGTGAACCAAGATAGTGTATGTTATCTTGAAGAGAACCTACGTGATAGTGACCAGTTAAAACTTTTTCAAACCTAGAAAATAGTTTATGATCCATACCATGTGTATTGCGAACGCCTCTCATCATTTCAAAACCAGTAAGTTCTAAGTGTCCACCTAACCAATCAGCTTTACAATTCTTTATAAAGTTCATAGACTCTTCATAGTTCTCCGAAGTAATCCATGGAAGTAAAGCTAGTTTAAATCCATCGTAATCCATAACTGTTGGCTTCATTATGATATGAATCTCATTCATAAAGTGGCCTAACAATTCTTTCAGAGAATTCAAATCATTAGTATTCTTGTAGTAAGTATCGTGATTGCCTGGGATAATATCCATAGACATACCACGTTCTCTTAACTTATCAAGAAAATGTTTTCTGTTATGATTTAAAGCCTTAAAATTAACAAACTTACGATGATCGTAATAATCACCCAGGTGTACAATTTGCTTGATATTATTTTCTTTACAGTATGGGAAAAATATTTCATCGTAAAACTTTGCAGCATTATTCAAAAACACCTCAGAACTATTACGTATTCCGCAGTGTGTATCATTCAATATAGCGATTTTCATTAATTAAAAAAATTCCTCTAGGTTAGAATCTGCTAATCTAGTTTTCTTTTTTGCTTTTTCTTTTTTAGTAAACTCTTTGATTTCTGTGTCGTATGTTTTAACTTTTTCTATACGATCTTTCAAAACATCAACAAAGTGAGTTGCAACTGTCTGCCCACCTTCTTCATCTCCAATCATAATAAAAGCTTCTACGCCAGATTGAGACATATACTTTTGTTTTATTTCTTGTTGCTTCTTTTCTTTGTTAATACGTCTTAAGAAAGCATACCAAATTATTTGAGTAAAATAGGCAAACGCGTTTGGTTTACCTGTACGTGTTGAAGCATTGATGTTGTAGTTCTCTACAGCCTTTAAACAATTTTCAACAGCATCCATTACCATTTCTTCTCGGTATGTGTATCGAATGAAGTTTGATTTATGAGATAAATTTTCTGCAATCTTAAGAAAACAAATAGCGATGTAGTCTGGAACTACAGGTAATACGTTACCAAATTCTTTTGCTTCATTTACAGATTTTACGTAGTCAACTATAGCTTGAGAAAACTCAGCATTGTTTACATAATGTACGTTCTTTGATTTTTTTGCCATAATAACTCCAATCAATTAATATATTCTACCATATAAGTTATGGAAAGTAAACAACTTTTTTTCACTTTTTTTTCAAAAAAATGCATTTTAGGGGTTTACACCACGCACAGCTGTGGTATAATAATAGAGTAGGCTTTGAGGTGGGTGGATATACTAGTGAAGTTTATCTTTGTTATAATCATATAGCGACACTACATTATCTTGGCCTGAATCATTATACTCTAATTCATTTCTTTCTAACCGATCCATCCATTCGTCCATTGAATAGGTTCGGCGATCACTTTCCATTTCTTTAAATTCTTTTACCGCGTTTTTCCACTGTTGTTTCATATCTTCAGAAGGTATAGCCATCGCTACGATGTGATACCCGTTTAAAGAAATAATATCTGTAACGTCATCTTTCATTATGAGCCACGGGCGAAATGAATGATAAGATATTGATTTATTAAATTCTACTTTAGTAAGCCGTAAGCAATGTGAGATTAAAAGTTCATCTGTCTCAGAATCTTTACTTCCACCATCTACAATATTGCATATGATTTCCTCACCGTTTGTTAATTTAATTTGCCTCAGCATTACATCTCCACCTTGTAAACGTTACAGTTAAACTTTTCATTTTTATATATTTTTAATCTTTCTTCTGCGTGAATGAGAGAATAATTCTTTCTGCTTTTCCAATGAAGATCGTCGGCTATGTCGTAGAGCGTCGTGATTCTTCCGTCATCGGATCTGCGTAGCCCTCTTCCGATACTCTGTAAAACTTTAATTTGAGACTTGCTTGGGCTAGCGAATATGATATTATGCAAATTGCGAATATTAATACCAGTACTAAAAGTACCAAGACTTGCAACAATAATGGCATCCTTTTGTCCTTCCGTTATTCTACGTATAGCTTCTCTATCAACAGCTTCAGTATTTCCTGATACAAAGAATACTTTTCTATTTATATCTGCTTTAGAGTCAATCATATCAAACAATATTTTACCATGTTTTTCCACAAATTGGAATAGCACAAGTGTATTTCCTTTTTGATCTAGTGCTAAATTTTTTATAAAGCTATTTCGTTTTTCATTTTTAACTATAAAATCTATTTCATCATGATATGTTTTAGAACCAAAAGATTGTTTAGTTTCTTTATCATAATCTAATACAACCATAAGTATTTTTAGAGGCGCGAGAGTTTCGTTATCTTGTAATGTTTTAGTAGTTGTAACTTTAAACACTTTACCAAATAATCCCTCAAGTACTAGTTGGTGTGTCTGAGTTCCATCAAGAGTGCCGGTGGTTCCAAAGCGGTATGATGCATTACGCGATTTGTTCATTATAGAAGTTAATGATTTAGATTTGAATCCATGACACTCATCACCAAACACTATGCCAAATTGTTCAAACCACGTGTATGGTAATTTGTATATTGATTGCCATGTACTAATAAAGACTCTTTCTTGTATGTTAGTTTTAGGTTGTCCTGAATATATTACGTGACACTCTTCATTAGCAATAAATGATTGATCGTTAGAAGAATAATCTTGAAAGTCTGTAAACATTTGTCGCACAAGTGATGTCGTAGGAACTATGACCAATACTTTATTATCATAATTTTCTAAGAACCACCTGAGGATGATGTATATTATAAGTGATTTACCTGATCCAGTTGGTGATAGTAGTACAGCTCTTTTACGCTTTATTCCTTCGCATATAGCATCAAACTGATAATCTCTTACTGTTATTTTTTCTCCTCGGCTGTGTAAGTCTAAGCTTTCTATAAAGGACATTATTTCTTTAGGGTTTATTTTATTAGTAGCATTAGGTAAACCATAATCACTATCTTCATACTCTATGCTATAATCTCTTTTACTACAAAAGTCCTGTACATATGGCAATAATCCAATCGGTAATTCTTGAGTTTGTTGATTGAACAGACGTATCTTACCATCCCACACTTTATTACGAAATGCAGGCATGTACTTATAACCTGGTACAAAAAATGAAAAGAAGTCTGAAAGTTCTGCGCCTATTCCATAGTCACAGCCAACCAGCATACTGCTCTCATTTCTTTTTTGTAGAATTAATTTATCCACCTGCTTCGAACTGCTTCCATTTAATTATGTTACCAATTGTTTGGTGTCGCCATCTGATAGTTTCTACTATTTCTTGAAGTGTTTCAACTAGTGTTTTATAATATGCGATTCTTTCTTCACTTTTCTGAATATCTTCGTCTGCATCGTAGTAGTGATCCATATCACCTTTCATTACTTTTAAACCATCAAATGGATCAAATTCCCAACCTTTAGACTCTATTTCTTCTTGCGACATCTTACCATTATAATAAAGCCACTTCTCTTTGAGCAATGTTTTTTGGTTCATCTGTGTTTTTTTCAACTGCAATTTAGATAGTGATAACCACTGAAGATACTTCGCATGCAATTTAGCAGTATCTACAGAAGACTCGTCTAATTTTGATTGATTTATAACGCTATCTTTTTGCCATTCACTTAATACATTTTCAATATTTATCATAAAATCTTTCCGTTACAGATTTATATATTACACTTCTACGTGTAAGTTTGAGAACACCGGTCTCTTTAATTTTTCTAATTCTTTTTCTAGTTTTTTAACACCAATCATTTTTTTATAGTGATCTTTTAATCCTAAATCTCCTACTTCTTGCAACTCACCAAAATCCCATGTGTTGTAAAAGATCCAACGCATTGATAAGTGCAAAATCCCATAGCTTCCTTTTTCAAAAAAATCTTCATACGTTATTGCAACATATCTTGGCCCATAAACTTGTAAAAGTCTCCAAACATTTAAATTAGTTTTGTTTACATATTTTTGATTTGTTATAAGATAATTGATATCAAGTTTTTTAGGTTTAAATTGTGAAGGTTTGAACTTGTGTGTCTTAATATCTTTAGGCTGATACATACCAGATTCTTTACTATACCACACAGACAGCAATCTATTTAAAGATTTTTTTCTGTGTAAAAATAAAATACTTGAATGATATCTATTTGTATGTCTTATTATAGCATCAACGACATCTATGTGTATTTCCTCTGTAAAAATTCTATGCGTTGGTCTATAAGAAAATATGACATCTATGGTATGTTCGAGCTTACTTATATCTTTATGTGTTTCATAATGTTTTACTACATCATAAAACATACCATCTCTAGTAAAAAGATCTGTTGTGTTTGCTTCATAATTAACTTTATAACCAAGAGATTCTACTATCTCTCCTAGCTTGTTATAGTCTACATATTTTTTGTGATATTTAAAAAACCAATCTATAACGCTTTTGCTACCAGTTCTTTTATTCGCAAAGATAATCATATTTCGGTACGACCTGACAAGGGTCGTCACACTTTTTTCATCATTAATCATAATTTAAATAACTTCGAAATAACTCATTTTAAATGTTACAGGGAAAACTAAAGGTGGATCGTCACTTACTGTTGATTGTAGTGTTACAGATCCTAAAGAAGTTGGAATGCAGTTTACATATTTTATTTTTTTCAGTACGTTATTGTGGCTAGATAAAATGCTGACAATAATATCTGATTCTGGAATATAACCTTTTCCAATTCTATTTTGAACTGGCTCATAATTATGTTGTACAGTTGTGTTCAACCAATTGTACATTTCTAAGTAACACTTCATTTCTTCATCTAGCAATATGTCCATTGCTAAATCTTCCACGTCATATGTATCTCCAGGAACAGACATATTCTGCAATCTTGGAATAGATAACGCAGGAGTATTTACAGACACACCAGGATGTGTTACAGTGTTAGCAAAAAATTGGAGGTTATGAAATCTCTTACGATCAATTCTTACATGAAAATCTGTAGGCTTCATGTAATTAAAATTGGTGGTAAGAGGACCTTCCTCCATAATGTTTACAGTTGATGTTACCATAATTATTAACCTTATATAGGATTATTTATACGAAAAAAAGGGGGCATAAAGCCCCCTAAAGTTCTTCCGTAACTCTTGGCTTATGCGCCTAAGATGTTGTCTACTCGGAAAATTCTGTAGTATTGGTTTGTTTTGCTTGCAGCAAGACCGTTTGAAGGTGCTGTGCCTACGAATGGGTTTGAAGCCATGCCGTAACGAGTTTTAAAACCAATTTTTGGTTGGAAAGTATCTTCCCCTACAGCACGTACCATTGTTAATGGAACGTATGGGCAGTAGAATACACCAGCGTCATATGGGTTAGTACCCTTATAACCTACTGTGATGTAGTCAACTGTTGCATATGGGTCGATATACACACGAGTACGTCCGTTTAGTACACCAGCAAATGTGTTGCCTGTGTCGTCTACGTTCAATTGTGTGTTCATTGCAGGTGCGTAATCCAACATACCTGTTGCAGATAGAGCAGAAGCTACATCTGAAGAGGTGATGATGAAGTTACCACGACCGCGTCGAGTTTCTTTAGCGATTGTGTTAGCTTCACGCTCTAGTTGAACGATCAAACCTTTGAATTTTTCAACTGACCAACGGCCGTCTGCGTCTGTTTGTAGATCAAAGATACCGTTGATTGCTGTGTTAGCTGTACCAGCACCAGTTTTAGCTTGTGCGTTAATTGTACGGATAACTTCGCGGTTGATTTCAGCCAAGATCTCTGTTGACAAGATGTTTGACAATTCTGTTTCGGCGTCTAGACCGTGAATTGCTTTAAGATCCTGTGCTAGCTCTAAGCTGTATTCAGCTTTCAATGCACGGCTTTTCGCTGTGACTGTAGCTTTCTCGATGGTGAAACCCATTTCTGAGAATGATGAAGCGGGGCCGCCGCCTGTTGAACCAAGACCTTCAGCGTCTGCTGTTGGCATTGCTCCACCAAATGTTGGACCTACTCGATCGTTGTCGATTGATGAGTCACTGTTTGAGTCTGTTAGACCTGATAGGCCTGAACCGTCAGCACTTTGTGTAGCACCTGAGTCACCAGAATGTGTGGTGTCTGCTTCGTTGAATAGTGCTTCAGTGTTGCCTGTTGAACCGCCGTCGAAGCGTGACTTCATTGCGAAGATCAAGCCTGTTGGGCCAGTCATTGGCTGCACACCACATACGTCGTAAGCCATCATGTTTGGCATAGCACGTCGTACAAGTGAAATCAGAATTGGATTCCAGTTTGCAGCTGAAGTTGTATTGTTTCCAGGAACTGCTTCGTTTACCATTCCTTGCTCTGCTAGAGCTTTCTCTTGGTTTTCCAAAACAATCGCAGTTACTGCTTTACGATGGGAATCTTTGATGCCACCAGCAGCTTCTTCATTAAGAACTGGCGCCCATTTTTCCATCAAATGATTTGCGTTAATATTTTCCATTTTTGGACTTCCTTACTTAGAGGTTTTGCGAATAGCTGTTAAGTACTGTGCCATTGATTCGTTAACTTCAACTGCATCAGCTTCTGAATCATCTTCTGATTCTTCAGCTACAACTGATTCAACGTTATCGGCTTTAAAGTATGATTCTTTCAAAGTAGCAATTTTTGCTGTAAATTCTTCTACAGATTCAAACTCTACACCTTCAGCTAGGTTTTCGAGTTTAGCAACTTGAGTTTCAGCTAGATCCTTTGAAGCTTCTCGGATGACATCTTTACGCTGAAAGCTTTGTAAAGATTCTTTCATTTCGATATTCTTCTCGGTTTCTTTGTTTAGTTTTTCTTCTAGCTCTGTAACTTCGTCTGCTAGGCCGTCAACTAGGTCGACTTTAGACTCTGGTACTTCGATGTAAGATTCTGTGAATAGATCTTTCAATGAATTCATGAATCCTTCAGCGATTTCAGCACGTAAGCCTGATTGAATGGCAAGCTTATTTTCTTCCATCCAGTTTTCAACAACGTAGTTTAGATAGTTGTCGACTTTTTCTACGAGATCAGCTTTAGTAGCTGACACTTCTTCTTCTAGCTCTTGAGCATATTGCTCTTCAAGCCGCTCAACAGTCTCAGCAACTTTTGAATTGATAGCAGCTTCAAAGATAAGCGCAGCTTTGTCTTTAAAACCTTCTGAAAGAGTTGCCTCTTCAGATACTAATGCATCCAAGTCGTCAGAGAAGTCATAAGCTTCTTTAGGTTGTGCACCTGCGTCTTTCATTGCAGGTTTTGCGGATCCACCCATTGGTGCAGGCTCATCTTTCGCATCTTTATCGCCTTTACGCTTAGCAGCTTTTTTACCAGCTCCTTCAGCAGACTTTACTGATGCTACAGATTGTGTCTCTGCATTCTTGGGATCGTGAGCTTCATCAACGATTTCCTCGTTTTCATTGAGCTCTACATCCTGTTCTTCTACTTGATCAGTCATGCTTGACTCCTTATTTGTTTTTCAGTAACGAGAGGAAATTTTTAAACTCACGTACCTGAGTCTCATAGAGGTCAGTCCGTGGAGCTGCTTTAATTTCAGTCTCCATTCTTTCAATTTCTTGAACTTGAATAACACCGTTATTCCAAACCCATTCAACACCTTCCATTATTCCATTGACAAAAGCGTCAGGTGCAGATGGATCTTGCACAATATCTACTGTGTTAAGAATATAGTCGTCTTTGACGTACATTGCGTTGCCACGTTGTTCAAGAGTACCCATACCACGAGTTGAAACGCCTAGTTGTACACCTCCATCTAGAAGACCTTTGACAATCTTTCCGTTCGGAGTGTCTAGTATAAGCGCTTTACCCATCACATTATTTCCATTCCAATTCATTTCCGTAATGCGATGAGATACTTTGTCCAGATTTACAGTTGGTCCTTCAGGGTGATTCAATTCACCGACCGCTCTGTTCTGGGAAACTTGTTCGTTAACGTATTTATCAACAGCCTTTTCCATAATGGCCTTTTCATAAATTCTACCGTTACGATTTTTACCTTCAGCCTGTGCAAATATTCCTTCAATAAAATGATCCTTACCGCCGCCTTCTCTAGCTTCGGTAACTACTTCTAATTCGTTGTCTAAATACTCTGCAATCAGCTTCATAGTTTTAACCTTTATATTGTTTGACGAATTCCTTCGCCATCTTTTCCGCTTCTTTTTGAGAAGCATATGTATCAAGTTCGTCACCATCTACATGAACTACAAACTTGTTTTTCTTTTTCATAATCTTGACAGGTACCCTGCCAATCTTCTTATTAAAAACTACGTTCTCACGTAATTCTCTAAACTGTTTCATCTTCCAGCTCTTCCTGCTCTTCAGCCTCAGGTTCTTCTTCAACCGGTTCGTCTATTTCTGCAACAGGATCATCTTCAATCACTTCATCAGTGACGTCTTCCATTTCTACTTCTTCATCATCTATAAGCTCTTGTCCTGCAGCTTCTAGATCTTCATCAGAAATATCTTCGTCATCGATTTCTTCTACTTCTAAACCATTAAAAATTTGACCTGCAACAGATACTTTTTCTGCATCTAGAGCGGCATCAACCTTTTGGCCTAATAATTCAGCAAACATCGCGTTCGAACGAACATGATCCTTACCAATTATAGAATCAATAAAATTTTCAATTTCAGCCATATTTTTCTCCTACTTGGATTTATTTATATAAAAAATGTTTTTCACTTGCATATTAAATGCATTTAATCATCCCATACTTCATCAGGATTTCCTGTTGTAAACGTATATGATACACTCATAGTTGAAGTGTACGTTGGATTCGATGGACCTCCATCAGCGGGGTATAAAAATTGCAATGCTCTCGAGACTCCAGTGGTTGACGGTAAGTCTTGAGAAAAATTACCTGATCTAGCATCTATATAAACTCCATCTATGTAATAATCATAAGAACTATCAGGTGCAGTTATTGATAATGTTGAAGCTGCTGTCTGTGTAGCGTTAAAGCCACTTCCGTTTATACTAACTCCACCTATAAAATAACCGCCAAACTCACCAGCATCAATAGTAACTCTTTCTGTAACATATGCTGAATCAACTATTTCTTCAACTGCTGCTGTTACACCAAAATCTGTGTTTATAGGTAAAACATCTGAATCAATTTGTACATCATCTGAATCAGAATCTGCAGGTACAAATGATTCTCTTGTAATATTAAATGTAAAAACTTCATCTAATCTTACAAACTGGCCATTTACTAAATTGTTAATGCTTTTAGCTGTTCCAGTAGTAATCTGTACTGTTGTTGTTTCACCTTGGTTTAAATAAATTCTTAAATTATATTGATTAGACAGATGAAAGCCATTAAAGTGTACAACGTCTGCATACCATCCTCTAACGTTTAGAGGATTTTCTGGCTGATACAATACTCCTGCAAATTCAATCCAATTTATACTGTAGTTTAATCTAAGCAGAGTATTATTACCGACACTGCCTGAAACTCCGGTGTCGGTTCTATAAAGAATTCTGTCTGTCATAATTTAGTCGTCGTCTCTTGGCTCAGGTTCCGGTTCGCTGTTTATCTGGCCTTCTATGTCTTGTATATCTTGTTCAGAATACTTAAGAACATTTTTCATTACATATTCTTTTGAAAAGTATTCACCGACATATTGTGCCATTTGATCCAATGTTTGTAGTCTTTCTCTTAAAATTTCAGAATCTTTCAACTCTGAAAAATGATTGTCTTGAGCATAATCAATCATGATATCGTACTTCCAATTATCCCAATCTTCTTCGGTGATAATATTCTTAAGCATAAGTTGCTTCTTAAGTATACCTAAGAATAAGTAAGAAAATTTTGTACGCAATCTATCAATAAACTTTTGAAATTTTATTTCATCTCTAGAAATTTCTGTTGTTCTACCAAGATTAAATCCTGATTCTTGCTCTAATCTGTTTACTGGAACATTTAATGCTCTGTAAACACGTTTTTGGAAATAAATTATATCTTCTATTTGACCTAAATTTTCACCGCCTGGTAATGTAGAAATCTCTGTACCTCGGCCACCTTCTTTTCGTGGCAACCAGAAATCTTCTAACATTGACATATGTTTACGATCATCTTTTATATTACCAGTATCTGCATCATAAACGAGTTTATTTCGATACTTAGCCATGATATTAGTCATGTATTCTTCAGCTTTACCTTTTGGTAAATTACCAACATCAATATAAAAAATTCTTCTTTCAGGAGCTCTAGCCAACCTGTAAATTACAAGTGAATCTTCCATCATTCGTAATTGATTAACAGGTTTAATTGCTTTATGTAAATGAGAAATTACTTTTTTCCGTGCAGCGTCCAATATACCAGATGTAACATAACTTATAGAGTCTGCAGTAATCTTAACACCTGTGTTTTGTGTACCAGGCTTTTCTTGATAAATGAAATATTCATCTACTTTATCTACTATTTTTGCACCAGTTGCTTGATCTCTTCGTGTTTTTACTTCTTTAACTTTGCGAATCTTTATAGAGTCAATGTAACGTACTTCTTGAATTCCAGCTTTTGGATTCTGTTCGTTTACTACTAGGTGATGATACAACCGTCCGTCAACATACCAACGTCTAAATTGATCGTGTCCATGCTCTCCAAAGTTTAGTAAGTTTAAAACATTATCAAACTCTTCCATCATAGTTTTCTTGATACTTGCTGGAGCTTGAACTTTATCTAAAACTAATTCTATCTGTTTATCCAATCCACCAGTAACAATAGCTTCATTTACAATATCTTCTATTGCCATGTCAACTTCAGGATGCATTGAGATTCCACGATATTTCATAATCAATTGGTGGTTGTCTTTTGCTTGATCACCGTTAATATCTACGTATTGACCATAGTGACCAGCGGGCGACGCAGTAACGTATCCAGCTCCATCCTCATCATTGGGTGGAACTATAGAAACTTTTTTCTTTTCGTCTTTTGCGGCTTGAGGACTCCTACGAATCTCAAAGCCAAATAATTTGATACTATTATCGTCTGCCATGATAATTCCTTAAACTAATGAGTGGAGGGAAATGACTCCCCTCCAACCTATTATTTATCTGATATTTACGAAGTGGTTATTGCTTCCCAGTATTGAATCTGGAACTCAACAGTAAACTCTTCGATAGTATCATTCGTGTCATATGCTAGATCTATTGCACTTACATTTGTTGGAAATGCACCGCGGAAAGCGTACTTCTTCAACGATGTACCATCTTTGTCTAGTTGATCAACATACAAATCAGATTGGTATGATGATGGTCTAGTCAAACCAGTATTCGCTGAGTGAGCATTTATTGCGTTCATCCAACGTTCCATAGAATTTCGAACTGTGAAGTCAGTATCATTAATGATAGTAACTACCCATGGTTCAAAAGTTCTATCTCCTGCAACTTGTATCTGTCTTCCACGGAAACCAACTGGAATCGGTGTCATGATAGATGCAGGTAATTGTGCAGCTTTACACATGAAAGTTGTGAGGGCAATATCGCCTCCTGCATTAACCGCACCAGGAAACGTAACAGTTGCCTGGAACAGATTAGGTCTAGCACCGCCACCTTTTAAGGCAGCTTTGAAATCATCTACTCTAAGAATAGCCATTTTTTATCTCCTCAGTGCTACTTATATTGTTTCGTTGCCGACTACTTCACTAAACTCTACGCCTGTTCTTACAGCTACGAAATTCAGTGTTACGTAGTTGATTGAACGAGCTGGTTTAACGAAGATGCTAGCTACGAATTCGTTTGCGTCAATAACTGCCGCTGTATTGTTTGTTTCGTCACATACAACACGGAAGTCGGTGATACCGCGAGCGCCTTGGATTTCTCTTAAGAATGCTTCAACAATTCCAGAAAATTCTGCTCTTGTAAATTCATCATTGAATTCAAAGATAACAGACTTAGCTGCTTCTGCGATTGATCTTTCAATTGATAAGAACAATCTTCGAACGTTGATTCTATCAAACGCTGATGGCCTTGATAAGTGTGTTTTATCGCCGTACAATACTATTCCTTCACCAGGAATGTTTGCAATCGGGTTAACACCTGCTTTGTATAGAGTATCTCTATTAGATTTATTAGCGTTATAAGTTAACGATGTTACGCCTAAATACTGACCTCGTCTTGTACCAGCCGGTGAGAACCAAGGAGCTGCATTTACTGATGAAGCTGCCATGATACCCGCGGTTGATGAAGCTGCAGGAATATGTATGTAGGTGTCGTTATACTTATCGTACACTTTTAAATAGTTACCGTCTACAATTAAGTATGAAGATCTAGTAAAGCTGGCTATGCCAGTTCCTATATCTGTAACTTCTGATCCAGCATTATTAACTACAGCCGCACGGTTAGGTGATGTAACTGCTACACAATCTTTTCTTAAAGATCCTGCAGTTGCTACTAAATCATTAACCACAGTAGTTTGATCAGATGAAGATGACATGCCAGGTGCGATTAAGAAATCTACTGTTACTGTATTTGTATCTTCAAACTTATCAAATCCTGTTAAGTATTGTGCTGTACCTAATGCTCCACCGTTATGACCGTTAGCTAAGCTTACGTTAGCAGCTGCGGTTGCTGGTGTAACAGACCATACATACTTTGATTGATCATTGATAACTGTTTTTGAATAGTTGCTTGAGCCGTCAGCATTTTTTGCTGTGGCTGATGTTGACAAGAATGGGAATGTTTCTAGAACTGTACCTGCTGTTCCTGAAATATCACCGTCACTATCTATAACAGCGACGTGTATTTCGCCAGAAGCGGGAGCAGCATCAAAGTTATCTGCATATGTCCATGAGCCAAAGCCTGAATCAGCCATAACTGAAACTTTTATTGAACTGCCTAGTGTACCAGCATATTTACCGATCCATGTATGACCGTCTGATTCTAGCGCAGATGCTTGGTTATCAAAATCTGTCTCATTCTTGATTAGTGGTGCTGCACTTGCCGCATCTGAATCGTATGCGTTTGCAGCAGATGTTCCTAACTCTCTTACTACGTATAAATCGTTTGAGTATCTTAAGTAGTAAGCAGCAGAGTGGAAATCAATATTATTCGTAGTGCTAGGACTTCCGAATGTACTTACGAGTCCGGTTTCATTTGAAACAAGAGTTAGTTCTTGTGCTGGACCCCAACTAAAGCTACCAACATAAGCACCGGCTGGTGTGGTAACTGCTGGGACAACGCTAGTAAGATCTACTTCTCTTACGACAACTGCCGGAGACGCTGATGGATTTACTGCCATTTGTCTCTTCCTTTTCCAATTAGAGCAATTATAAGGTTTAACATAATACGGTTTTTCAATTATAACTATTTATAATTTTTAAAAATTCAGAAAATAGTCCTCTTCTTGCTGTATAAGCCAAGGATCTTCTTTCTTTTCTTCCACAGTATCTAAACCGTTATCATAAAAACCAAATGGAACTGTGTCTCTTTCTATTTCTTCCATTCTTTGCTCAAACATCATTTGTTTTATATCGATATCAGTAAGCTCACCAAAATAAACTGTACCAATAAAGTAACCAAATAAAACTAGATTCATCATTAAGTCATCATGATTTCCATCAGATGCTTCATAAGATTGCCCTTTTGAAATAAATGTCGATATTTCTAATATAGTATCTTCATCAACAATATCTAGTTTCTTTTCTTCTAGCAAATCTTTTATGCCAGAACAACCAATTCTTTTTACTTTTCTAGTCATATTGATGCCTAAAGAATCTGCTTTAATTGTAGATTCTACAAACATATTTTCATATTCTAAATCATGATATAACCCATTGCACACTACTTGTCCGGCATCATTTGACTCAATAACTACCATAGCATTATTGTAGGAATTCGCTATTTTATAAATAATATTTGGGAAGAGTAATGGAGAGATAAGGTTATTGCGATAAACAGCAACCTGTTTAAAAGGCGTAGAGCTAATATCGATCACATTAAAAGTACTATAATCCTGTCCTCTTCCTTTCGCAACGTCTACCATCATAACATAGTTATGTTTTGGATCTGCATCCTCGTATATTTTTACTCCTTCATTAGTAATTAATTTATAATCTTTTCTACGTAGTGAAAGAAGTGTATCTGCATTTATAAGAGTATCTCCAGTTCCAAAGAAAGTATTTCCAAATTCCTGATCAAACTGTATTTGTGAAGTGTTTGCAATTGTCTGTGTTTTCCAGTCTTCATCACGACCAGGAACATCCCACCAATCAACTCTAAAAGGTTTATATTCGTTTGTGCCTTGTACGGCACCTTCCCATATTTTATGAAATATGTTTCCTATACCGTTAGCAGTTGATGTAATGATAACTTTTGTGTTCTGTCCTGCAGATACCACTGGATAAGTAGATGTGTAAAACTCTCCAGCTCTTTCAACAAATGCAAACTCATCGAGGTAGAGTAAATTAACTGACATACCACGAATAGATGAACCTGATGTAGATGCTGAAACTATTTTAGAATTGTTACTAAACTCTAGTGACCCTTTGTTGACTGACTTACACCCTGGCTGTAGAAAGAAAGGGAGATTCTCGAGCATTAGAGTGATTCTAGCAATCATCTCTCGAGCCGTCGCGCCTTTATTGGCAAGTACTACTACTGTTTGCTCAGGCGTAAATATCGCATACCATAAGATATAAGCAACTGAAGATATTGATTTACCAGACTGTCTACAAGCAAGAACAATATTAAAACGATTAGAGTTAAATTGTTCGAACATTTGTTTCTGATATGGATATAGTTCAAATGGAACTAAGCCATCATCTAGAGAAATAACTTTACAATACTTTGTAGCAAAATAAACAGGATCTTGCATACATTTAGCGTATTCAGAAACCTGGTCTGACGTCCAGTCCTGAGTTATTCCATCTTTTTTAATATTGGGATTGCCTAGATAACTTTCATTCTGATTCATTATTTATTCTATCTGTTATATCAATAACGTTGTCTACTTCTTCTCTAGCATCTTTTAACATACGTTGAAGTTCAGTAGTTGATCCTACAAATAAATTATTTGTTGTCACACCACTAGGTAGAGCTTTCGGATCTGGTCTATAATAGTCTTTCTTTTTTCTGTGTAAAGCTACAAGATCATTATTGACATCTGCTATAGATTTTAGCATGCCGCCTAATACTTCAAATGCTCTTGGATGTTCTGATTGCCTAGCAACCTCCATCATATCTTCAAGAGCGTCTGTTCCTTTTGCGATTAAATCATGATAAACTTGTCTAGTGTATTCAAAATCATCGCTGGCTGTTGTATCCGAATCATTCATAATATTTCTCAATTGCATTATTAAAACCAAAATCACTATCTGGTCCTACTCCAGCAGGTGTAGGTGTTGTAGTGATTCTTTCAACTTTTCCATCTGAATCTGTAAATTCAGCAATTACGTGTACATCTGTAATTGCAGTATCAATAAGATCTTTATCATTAAGAGGACCATAAAAATTAGTTCTCATTTCGAAATCTAAAGTGTATATTATAGTTCGTCTTTGTTCCATTGGAGCTTCATAATCATCTGTATAAGAAACACCTTGTATAGTAATAGAAATATCTTCTTTTACTGTAGGATGATCTGCAAATGGCTTGAACGATAAAGTATATTGAGGATTGAAATAAGGAAGAATTTGCTCTACTACTTGTAAAGCATCATCTTGAGTTTTTGCATATATGTTTAATTGAAAAGCTAAAAGATACGGCGCTGGAGTAAAGAACTTAGTAGCATGATCAGCATCTTTTGTAAGTTTATATGCATTAGTTTTAGGTAATTGGCGCTCAGCATCATATTGAAAACTTGTAATTTCAAATGACATTCGAGGTAACTTAAGAGCTACTTTTTGATCGCTGTATAAATCTGGATTAGAATTTAGTCTAGCAGTGTACTTGTCCTTAGGCGCATATGCCAAAGGGACTTTTACTTGACTAGCTGTAGATCCATCAGACTTTCTTCTTAAAACATATATGTTATTAAAAAGAGAACCAAAAATGGAAACCGTTCTTCTAACTCTTTGGTGATAAAAATACTGAAACATTACTGAGGATCTCCAAATGGGTTAGATTCTGTAAAGTCAAGGAAATCTGCCTCGTTATTATCAAATATTTCAGACTGTTCATTTTCATCAATTTTCTGAACTTCGTTGCCACTTGCAATTGAAACTCTTGAGAAGTTGCCATCAGAATCTTCTGTTGATCCAACTACAACTCTATCTACTACTACTGTTTCTACATCTTGCCATGTACCATCAGAAGATCCGACGTGAACTAGACTTAAGATATTATCAGAATCATCCCAACATGTAACTTCACCTGATAATGTAACACCGCTTGCAAGTGCAATGGTAACATTTTCACCTACACAGAATCCTGCACCATCGCTGTCAAGTCTTAAGTCATAAGTAAAGGCATAGTCTTTTTCAACGTTATCAACACCAGGAATTCCAGTATCAAAGTCTTCATTGTTATATTCAAATAGTTCGCAACGTAATTTATACGTAGGCAAGTTTCCTAATTGATAAAAAGGAATTTCATGTTCTACGTGATTAATTTGAAATAGTTTACATGCCATTGGTAGCCAGATTAGATCGCCTTCTCTTGGTCTAACTGGACACTCGCATGAGCAACTTTTATCAGGATCATCTTCACTATATTTTTTATCACCCATAACTGCAGGCAAAGATTTTACAGTGTGTTTCCAACGTCTTCTAGCTACAACAAATGTAGCGGCATCTCTTATCTCAACACCAAACTTGGTGAAGATATCACCTTCTCCTCCAAAACCATCTATGTCATCAATGTACATTTCAACACGATACGCACAAGAAAAACGAGATGGAACATCTTCGTTTAAAATTAAATCATAGTTAATGGTTTCTCTTGGTATGTAATATACGTCTTGTCCGTATATCTTAACAGACTCTATGATAATATCTTCATAGAGATCTTGTTGTCCTTTTGTGTTCATAAAATATGGGTTAATAGCCATAACTTACCCCACAAAAAAGTCTACAGGTAACTCTTGCTCAAGTCTTAATTTTTCTTCAAGTCTTTCTATATCCTGTAAAGCGTCTTCATATATTTGTCTTCCGTTTAATACCACGCCCCCCGGAAGTTGCATGCCTTCAAACTTAATTAGATTTGAACCCCATTGTCTTTTAATTAATGCTGTAGTATAAGATTTCAACCACATGTCATCAAATATAGTTGTGTAAGTAGTAGGGTTTACAATTTGTCTGACTTCTGCTATAATATAATCACCTTCCTTGATATCATTATCTTGGAAGTCTCCGTGAATATATAGCCGCCCTTGTCTTCGCGCAAAATTTACTTGAGGTGTACCATTCAACTTCATGTCTAGCAACGAAAGATACTGCTGCATTTGCTCATAGTAAGCTAAATCACCTGCAAAGTTTTGCAGATCAGCTATATCATTCAATGCTAGTTGATATTTAATATCAAAAAAGTTCATTGAGTTATTAAAGTGTGAAGAAATTGGAAGCAACTTTTGTACAAAAATAACCTCACTAGAGATAGGAATGTACTCATTTGAAACATCAGTGGCTGTTACCAGATGCTTTAAATACGTTTTAAAAGTTGCGTCTGAATGAAACTCTTGATACACTTCTAGTGCTTCGTCAAGACGATCCTCTAGTTGATCTGGATCAACGTTTATTTCAATTACAGGATCACCTAATCTACGAAGGCAATATTCTATTATAGTATCACGTGATGACGGAGCGGCCATATTACAATTCCCATGTCTTATTTTATACTATTTATAAAAATAAGACTTAGGAAACTCCTAACTAAGAATTCTTAGTTGTGAATTCGTCGTACCACGTGTTCAAATCAGGTGCTGACCAGTCTCCCAATGTCGCACTATCCCAACTCGCAGGTTTAGTCATGTGACCTGCAGCAGTTCCACGAGCTACAAATTGCTCTTTAGTTAATGTTAGAACTGTGTCTGGAATGTAGAACTCTCCATAGTTAGCCCATCCTACGTACGTATGATCTGAATCGCTATACCAATGCCCTCGGTCTTCTACGAATCCTGGCACGGCACGACGGCCCTGTTCATTTATGTACATTTTATATTCGATAACAGCCATTTTATTCCTCTTCTGTTTCTTCTTTTGGTTTTTCTAGTCTATTCATATAATCGACATTAAATATATCTGTCTTACCATAAATGCGTTCAGTTGTCGCATCTGCATTCTTATAATATTTATCTGCTAAGCTATCTAAAAATTCTTCTAAATGATTAGAATGTAGAATTTTATGATTAGCAATATCTTGATTCACTCTATTAATATAAGCAGATACTTCCTGCAATCCAATCTGTGGATGAATGCCATACTGCTGCATGTATTCTATTGTAGCAGTAGATGCTCTTCCACCATCCATCAAATTACGATACATCAATTCGAAACCTCGGCGAACGTGGTGCCGTTTTTCTTCTCTTTCATAACTTTCTTCATCCCATTCATCAATATTATTTTTAGCTTTAATAGCTTCATATGTATCAATCAATGTAGCGATGTCTTTAAAAGACCCGTTAATTTTACTTTCCATACTTGTAATAGAAACAAAAGATAATCTTAACTTTGCTTCTAAAATTTCATCGCCAGGATTTTCTGCAAGTCTTTCCTGTAATTTTTCAATTTCCTTTAGCTTCTTAGCGTGATTTACTTGAGCTTCAGCTAGAGCCATCTTTCTTTTTTCAGCTTCTGCCATACACTGCCGCATCATTCTAAAAGGTGAATGACCATTTAGCATTGTTATTGACATCATAGACAAAGTAGTCTGAGAATTATTACGATCAAAAGATCGAGTTTTTTCATCAAACTCAGGTAAACCCTGATTCACTTTTGCTACTGCGTTTTGGTTTATTACACCTTTAGTTACAGTAGGCATACTAAACGTTACCTTGTCTCCAATCACAATGGAGTTAGGTTTTTCATTGTTTAATTTTGTAATTTCTTCACTCATTATCAATCAATCCTTAAGTTAATGATATAGTTTATATATAAAATCTTTATGCCGCTGTTCCTGATGTACCAGTTGCACTTTCGGTTGTTCCTAGCAAATCACCAAAGTCTGCCGCGTTTCCTGGTGTAGCAACAGTAACATAATCTATTACATTCAACGTTACATTTGAACCAGTGTTCGTAGAACCACCTGAAAACGTAGCGCGAGTTCCATTTGCATTACCTGCACAATTATCTTTAAACCTAGTTAAATCTCCAAAATCAGATGCATTTCCGGTGGTTGCAACAGTGACATAATCTATGTTTTCAGTCCAACCATTTAACTCAGAACTACCTGCTCTTCTACCACCTGCAAATAGAGCGTAAGTGGCATCCCCTGCTCCAGCTGCTCTATTCCAAGAATCTGTCATATCTCCAAAGTCTGTCGCGTTTCCTGCACTTGCTATGGTTATATAATCCATTACGTTTGAGTTAGATGCTCCAGCCGGATCACCTCCAGCAAATACTCCTCTTGTGGCATTGTTCCAACCTGCAATTAAAGATCTTCCTACAGTTAAATTGCCAAAATCACTGGCATTGCCGGTGCTAGCAATAGCAAAACTATCTATAGTGTCTAATTGGAAACTAGTTCCTTGTAATGCACCACCTGCAAAAACACCTGTAGTTCCGTCTGAAATACCAGCAAGGCTTGATCTTGACTGGCTTAGATCGCCAAAGTCTTGAGCATTACCTGTAGTAGCAGTCGTTACGTAATCCATTGTGTTATAGTAACTTGTACTACCATTAAAACCTCCACCTATTACAGCTCTAGTCCCGCTTGACAGACCTCCTAATCTTGTTCTAGATAGTGTAAGATCACCGAAGTCTGTGGCATTTCCTGTAGAAGTAATATCATAATATTGAATTACATTTGATCCAGTGCTTCCTCCACCTGCAACTAAACCTCTATCTCCACCCCAAGAAAAAGAGCTACCGCTTGAGCCAGAGGAGCCAAGAGACCATTTTGATATTAATAAAGTTGCTCCTGAATCAGCTGGTTCTGATAAAACAACTGAAGTTCCAGTCGACGCCGTGTATTCAACTGTGTCATCAAGTAAGATACCGTTATAGAAAACTAGCACCCCGTCGGCAGTGTAAGAAAGAATTTCTCCATTTACATCTGAATCTTCAAATGTAGTTTGATTTGCTGTTGCTGTGTACTGAAAAGTATCGAAACCTGATCCCGTTGATGCTCTTGCAGCTACATATGAAGAGTCTACTAGATTAGTTACGGTAGCAGAATCTAATCCAGCAGTAACTTTTGTTGAAAGATACGCTGAATCAATTAAGTTAATTGCTTGAGAAGAGTCTAAACCTGTTGATGAGGTTCTAGCTTGTACATAAGATGAGTCAACTAACTGAGTTATTAGTGCTGAGTCTAAACCAACATCAACTTGTCTGGCTTGTATATAAGATGAGTCAATTAATCCAATCGCTGCAGATGAATCTAGCGTCGTAGGCCGATTGGCTATTTCTGAATATTGTATTTCTCTAAATAAGCCGCCAGAATCATCGATAGTGAGAAACTCAGTAGTTTGACCACTATCAATAGCTGAGCCTAGATTTGCTAGCTTTCTACTTAAACCCATTTCTTATTCCTCTTTATCCTATCTTATGCAGTCCCTGAAGCACCAACACCTTGATCTGTACCTACCCCAGTTAATAAGTCAGCAAAACTTGTTGCGTTTCCTGTAGTAGCAATAGTAACTTGTGTTATATCGGTAGCACCGTTACCACCCATAAAGAAACCTGTTGTTCCATCACTAGTAGATTGCATATCACCTCTCGCATTAGCTAAATCGCCGAAGTCTGTAGCATTTCCTGGTGATGCAATTGTTATATAATCAATAATATTACTTGGGCTTCCATAACCACCAGCAAATAATCCCCTAGTTGTGTTTCCTATGACGCCGTGATTACCAGCATATCTGGCTAATGTTAAGTCACCAAAGTCCGAAGCGTTCCCGGTAGTTGCAATTGTTACATAGTCTAGTGTATCTCTCGCCGCGTTACTACCTGTGCTATAATCTTCACCTAATCCAATTACGGCATATGTAGCGTCTGAAGCAGTACTTACATAGTCCTGTGCTACTGTACGATCGCCAAAGTCCGTGGCGTTTCCTGTGGTTGCATATGTTACATAATCAATTATATTAGTTTCAGATCCACCACCGGAACCAAGGTTACCACCACAAGTTAAGTGTCTAGTTGTACTACCAGCACATCCTGGTGTGTATCTCTGAAAAGTTAAGTCACCAAAGTCTGATGCGTTTCCTGTAGTTGCAGTTTCAAAATAATCCATACTAGCTACTGTAGTAGTACTGTGGATACCACCACCTGTAACAACTCTAGTTCCACTAGATGCGGCGCCAAAGTAGTAATTAGCAGCTGTCAAGTCACCAAAATCAACTGCGTCAGATGCTGAAGTTGTAGTGAAGTACTGAATAGTGTTATAGGACGGTGAACCACTTTTTCCACCTAGGTTTAAACCTCTAGTTCCGTAGAATAGAACTCCGCTTCCACCACTACTTGTTGAAATTGTCCATGTTGAAATATTTACTGAAACTCCTGAATCTGCACCTTCGGTGAGAGTCACTGTGTTATTGTTAGCTGTTGTAAAATCTGTTGTTTTTTCTAAGGCAACACCATTATAGAAAACTAGTAGTCCGTCTGTTGAATAGTATAAGACTTCTCCATTTACATCTGAGTCTTTAAACTCAGTTTGTCCAGCTGTAGCAGTGTACCTATAATTTTTAAAACCTGAGTTAGCTGTTACTCTACCACCTACATAATCTGAGTCAACTATACCAGTAACTCCAGCTGAGTCTAATCCTGCCGCTACTCTAGCTGAAACATACGCTGAATCAACTATACCAGTAATTGCTGCTGAATCTAAACCAACTTCACCTTGCCTTGCTGCAACGTATGATGAATCTATTAAGCTAGTTATTAGTGCTGAGTCTAGACCAACGTCAACTTGCCTCGCTTGAACATATGCCGAGTCAACTATGGCACTGGCTGCAGCCGAGTCAATTGTAGTAGGTGTACCCGATATTTCCGTCCATTGGACACCTCTAAATAAACCACCGGAATCATCAATGGTGAGAAATTCACCTGACGTTCCGCTGTCTAAAGATTTCCCTAAATTTGCAAATTTTCTACTTAAACCCATTTCTTATTTCCTTTGAACTTTACTATGCCGCATTTCCTGAAGTTGCGCCAGAACTATACACTGCTTCAGTTAAATCTCCATAATCTGATGCATTTCCTAGAGTAGCCATTGTTACTTGTTGTATTATGTCTATATCACCAGGATTGTAACCCCCAACAAACTGAGCTTTGGTTGAATTACAACAAGCGGAAGCATAGGCGTGATTTCCTAATAGGTCTCCGAAATCTGACGAGTTTCCTGTTGTTGAAACAGGAAAATATTGAATAACATTGTGATAGCTACCACTGGCCAGGCCACCAAACACTATAGCTCGATCTCCAGATCCTGTTCCTGTAGCTCCGTGGTTACTAAGAGGAGTTAGAAGGTCGCCAAAGTCTTGCGCATTTCCTGTAGTATCGCCAGTAACATAATCCATAGTGTTGGAATAACCGCCTGCCTGACCACCGTTAAAAACTATTCTCGACCCGTTAGATGCTGCCGAAAGACGCTCTCTAGCTACTGTTAAATCACCAAAGTCAATAGTGTTTCCTGTGGTTGCTATTGTGGCATACTCTATGGTATTATCATTACTGCTTCCGTCAGTGCCACCTCCATGAATAGCTCTTGTTCCATTGCTTTCACATGCTGCTCGGTTTCTCGCGGAAAGCATGTCACCAAAATCCGTGGCATTGCCGGTAGAGGCTATTGTAACATAATCTATTATATCTGATCCGCTAGCAAAGGGGGAAGATGATTGACCACCAAATGAAAGAGCTCTAGATGCATTAGAACAAGAAGCAATATAACTTCTTTTTCGAGTTAGATCGCCGAAGTCTACAGCGTTTCCTGTAGAGGAGGCTATGTTCCAGTAATCTATTACATTTGAATGATCAACGCCTGTATCATAACCACCAAATCTAAGACCACGATCACCATAATAATTAGCTGAAGAGCTTCCTGAAGATCCAAGAGACCATTGTCCAATTGTTAAACTTGAACCAGAATCTGCACCAGTTGTTAATACTACACTCGTTCCAGTAGATGCTGTGTAATCAACTGTCTCATTTAGCTGAATACCGTTTAACCATACAATTACTCCATTTTCAGTGTATGATAAAACTGATCCATCATAATCACTTCCAGAAAATGTAGTTTGTCCATCAGTAGCAAAGTATAGATTAGTTTGAAATCCAGAGCCAGGTGATGCTCTTCCAGCTACATATGAAGAGTCTACTAGATTAGTTACACTAGAGGAGTCTAGTCCACCTCCACCTCTGGATGATAAGTAAGCTGAATCAATTATATTAATTATACTAGCAGAGTCTAAACCAGTTACTGATGCTCTAGCTTGTACGTAAGATGAATCGACTAATTGAGTTATAAGAGCTGAGTCTAGGCCAACGTCTGTTTGTCTGGCTTGTATATATGCAGAATCTACAAGAGCACTAGCTTTTGATGAATCTAGTGTTGTAGGCCGTGATAAAATTTCACTGTACTGTAATTCTCTAAATAGACCACCAGAGTCGTCAACAGTTAAAAACTCACCTATAGCTCCGCTGTCAATAGCTGAGCCTAAGTTAGCTAAATTTCTGTTTGATGGAGTGGCCATTACTAGTCCTTAACGTTTATTCTATTTATAATTACTATGCTGCATATCCTGATTTTGGTTTGGCATGATTGGCGCCAGATGTCATATCTCCAAAGTCTGTGGCGTTTCCTGTAGTTGCTATTGTTACGTAATCAATTCTGCTCGATCTAGATGATCCATTGTAACCACCTACAAAACATCCCTTAGTTCCATCAGTACAAGCACCTGTTGTCCTAGCTTCCCATAAAGAACCAAAACTTGATGCGTTTCCAGTAGTTTGAGTTGTTACATAATCTATAGTGCTTACAGCATTAGATACATATCCTCCACCCCAAATGGAATAAGTATCATCTGCAGTGCCATCAACATATCTTCTTGCTTGCGTTAATGTTCCAAAAGTTGCTCCATCAGCTAATACTGGCATAGCTATATACTGTATGTTACTTGTATTATAGCCGTTATTCTCTCCTCCACCTTGTATCATACGTGTAGTATCACCTGCTGCGCCAGCACCGTACTGCTGGCCGTGGGTGTTTACATCAGCGTTTCCATAACCGGTCGCAGTGGCATTACCTTCAGTTGCTATAGTGATCACGTCTACTCGGTTCATATAGCTAGGTTGTTGAGCAAAATAACCATATGTTCCGTTATGCCACGCCGCAAAATTAGAATAATTTTGATCATATTCGCCAAAAGAAGTGGCGTTTCCTGTAGTAGCTGAAGCTACAAATTGCAATCGTCTAGTAGCCGTACTAGAATAAACCTGGTGAACTACTCTAGTTGCATTACTGCAAGTTGACCCTGGAGTATCTCCTGACTGTTCCAGCATATCACCGAAGTCAGTACAAGTAAAACTCGATGAGGCTGAAATATCAAAATATTCTATAACATTTGAGTTGTTATAACCATTACCACTACCAACTGTAGCAGCATTATATATTATTCCTCTTGTCCCATATATGGCTCCTCCACCTGCGCCAGCACCTGATGAATCTGATATACCTACGTTGTACCAACCTGAACCTGGCTCGCTTCCACCACTTGGTCCACTAAACCATTGTAAAATATTATTAGTGTTATCAAAGAACCAATCGCCTCTGGTTGCAGTTGAAGAATCAGGTACACCACCGGCAGAGTCCACTGTAAAGTTAATTGCAATGCCGGCACCTTGAGATTTTACATCTTGCTCAAAGTCTACTATTCCAGTTATCTTATTTACTTTTAATGTCGACATATTACATTAGTCCTTATAAATTTATGACGGAGAACCACATGCCATACCTCCACCCGCATTAGTAGCAGTTAAGTCTCCAAAATCCGATGCGTTTGATGCAGTAGTTATATCAAAGTAGTTAATATCATTTCTATTATAAGGCATCCAGTGTCTTCCTGCAATAATACATCGGCTTGTATTATTATCACAAGTTAATGAACTATATTCTCCACCGGAGTTTCCTACCATATCTCCAAAATCAATTGATCCGCCTAAAGTTTGTGTAGTTATTCTACTGATATGCTGAGCACCACTAGTACTACCAGCCCTTGCAACATAAGTGTCATCTCCACATGATCCAGCATAACCGTTGTGAGATGCATATAAATCTTCGCCTTTATCTACAGCTGCAGAACCCGTAGTTCCCATATTCCAGACATATACATCTGTGCCGGATACAAACATTTGGAGCTTATAGGTTCCATCTCCAGCAATTTCCATCGGCGTACCCGGTGAACTTGAGATAGTCATATTGGAAAAGGTAGAAGAATTACCAGTCGTATCTATTGTGATATATTCTAAAGCACTATAGCCACCGCTACCAGTTGCTCCCATAAACACGCCTCTTCCCCAACTATCACCGTCAGCTCCAACATCACCTGTACCTCCAACACTTATATCACCAAAGTCGGTGGCGTTACCTGTACTAGCAACTGTCACATAATCTATTTCATCTCGTCTAGTCCAAGGAGATGCATACCAACCTCCTATCTGACACATTCTAGTCTTGTTACTTACTGCACCCATGTTATATCTTTTTATAGTTAAATAACCAAAAGTGCTTGCGTTACTAGTTGTGCTTATGCTCCAATACTGCATAGTGGTAGCATGATTATCATACACTGGTTGATAAAATCCACCTGAATAGATAGCCCTATCTCCATACCACTCTCCGCCTCCACCAGCTGCTGGTGCACTACCATTTGCATAAACCCAACCGTTTGTATTGTATATTGCAAAGGTAACAGTATCACTATCATTAGCTTTATCTTTAAACCACCAAGTACCTCTTTCGATAGTTCCACTTGGTAATTGAGCAGAGTCTATAAATGATGGAATATGAGCACCACCCATAGCGCTATCAAAAGTCTGACCGTTTAATGTCAGGCCTTGTGATAGATTGGTAGCTCCGGTCCCTTCTTTATTAGTTATTTTTGAGGCCGCGAATTTACTCATTTAATTCTCCTTACAAAACTATGTGCCACTTGATGAAGCTCCTCTTTGACTAGCAGTTGCTAGATCTCCAAAGTCAGTTGCGTTACCTGGAGTTTGAATAGTTACATAATCAATCTCAGTAACTGCTCCTTGATTCGGTGACGCACTAGCATTATAGAAATAACCTCCTGTGAGACAGCCTTTTGTTCTATTATTAGTTGCACACATATAGTCTTTAGCCTGTGTCATATTTCCAAAGTCAGTTGCGTTACCTGTAGTTGCAATAGTAAAATAATCTATAGTGTCTACTCGTCCAGGTGAGCTCCAACCACCAGCAACTAATCCATAAGTTGTATCACAAAGTCCTCCAGCAGCCCATCTAGCTTGAGTTAAATCTCCAAGATCTGATGTGTTACTTGTAGTTTGTATTGTTAAATACTCAATATCATTATACCAGTTAGGCCAGCTAGTATAACCAGCTGCAAAACATCCTTTTGTTCCATCACTTATAACACCTTGATTTTGATAAGATATAGCTCTTGTCAAACTGCCGAAAGAATAAGTAGAAAAACTAGTACCTATCGTAAAATATCTTATATTACTAGATATTGGAGCGTTGTATGATTCGAAATCATGGCCCCAAGTATATACAGCACGACTACCATCAGAAGTAGCAGATCCACCGTAGCTTCCTCTTCCTATGTTTCCTAAACTTGTAGCAGTACCGCCCGTGGCAAAAGTGAAGTGTTCCATTCGGCCTTGTCTAGATCCACCATGATTACCATATATGATAACGCATCTAGAACCAGTTTCTCCGGAAACTGCAGAAAAATCTTGGTTAGATGATGTACCAACAGTACCTAAACTTGTTGCGTTACCAGCTGTACTAATTACAAATTGCTCTATTGTATTACCAGTATTACCAGTTATGTGTGCACCAGTATCGCCGTAGTAATCTCCAGCTTCAGAAGGTGGATCAGGAACTTGATTTGCGTTAAATGTTCTCCATCCTATAGGAGTCATAATGTTTAATCTAGTGTTATCACTATCATACCACATTAAGCCGTTATATCTTCTTGATGCATCAACTGATAAATCACCAGATGAATCTGCTGGAGCTGTATCTGAATCTAAAAATTTATGAAGATTTAATGATCCTAAGCTAGTTCCTTTAATTTTAAATGTGCCTTCTTCAAAATCTACGGGTCCTGAACCTGATGAATCTACTATGCTATCTACTCTTATTTCTGTCATTTAAATCACCACATACCTTGCGCCATTTGAAACTGTTATTGTAACTCCACTATCTACAATTATAGGACCTACTGACATTGCATTCTCTGTAGCTCCAACTGTAACGTTTGCAGTTACATTTTGAGGAGATTTGTTAACTGCAGAAAAACCTGCACCACCACCGCCTCCACCAGATCTTGCAGAAACATATGAAGAATCTATTAAATTTGTAACTTGACCAGAATCTAAACCAGCTTCTCTAGCTTGAATATAAGACGCATCAATCAGGCTTGTTGCTGCAGCAGAGTCTAAAAATGAAGTATTATCTAAAATAATAATGTCGCCGACCATGCCAGAGTGAGATGTACACTGATAAACTAATGTGTTTGGAGCTCCCATATCAGGAATAAAGGTAACTGTTCCTGGTCCACTTTGAGCGTTATTAACTACTCCAGTGCTGTAAGCAGATCCTCCATTTGATACTCTAATCTCAAAAGGATGTCCAGATTGATTTAAATTAAACCTGTACTTTACTCCTCTTTGAAGGTATAACGTAGGATTATCTACACCTGAAGAAAAACCAGATCCAGTGAACGTATAAGCAGATGATCCATTAGCCGCAACTTCAAAAACTGCTTCTATCTGATGATGAAAATTTCCACCACCACTGTCGTGGATACCTAAAAAGTCTCCAGGACTTGCACTATCAATAGCAGTGCCTAAGTTTGCAATGTGCCGGTTGATTGACATTTAGAATTCTTCTCTTTTTGTATTATTTATATAAGTTTTCTGTTTGAAACAAAATTTATTAATCACCAGATAGACCCGCCATTCCTACTCCTGAAAGATTTACTGATCCGAATGATGAAGCATTTCCTAGAGTGGCTATGGCGTAGTAATCTATATCTTGAGTTCTAGTGCTGCTTCCTGTTTCACCACTCGCAACAACTGCTCTTTCTCCATCTGAACAACTTCCAGGATGTCTTCTTCCACTTGTTAAGTCTCCAAAGTCCGATCCGTTTCCTGGTGTCGAAATTGTAATATATTCAATAACGTTTTCATAGCTAGAATTACTTGTGGATCCACCATTAAACATACCTCTTGTTGGTGAAGAGCATGCTGTAAATCTATCTTTTGATTGCGTTAGATCGCCAAAATCTGATGCATTGCCTGTTGTTTGTATAGTCCAGTAGTCCATAACATTTACGCGTATATATGATGAAGCTCCTGTATATCCACCGCCTCTAACACCATAAGTTGCATCAGCTAGCATCGCCGGATTATCTATAGCTTGTGATAAATCTCCAAAATCTGAACCATTTCCTGTAGATGCTATTGTAATATATTCAAGAGTATTACTTTGATCACTGAAACTATATTTACCAGATCCATAAACTCCTCTAGAACCATCAGAACAACCTGATAGTTTACCAAATGCATTAGTTGCATTTCCAAAAGTTGACGCGTTACCTGACGTAGAAATAGTTACGTAATCTATTATGCTAGTGGCACTAAACGCATTATTACCGTCACCACCTACCCAAACACCTCTTGTTCCATTTGACATTGATCCAAAAGCATTCCTTGAAGTAGTTAGATCTCCAAAGTCTGTAGTGTTGCCAGTAGTTTGAATAGTGATTGCTTCAATATCACTTCTACTACTAAATGAGTTCGTTCCACCTGCAAAGAGTCCAGTCCCTCCTCCCCAAGCAATACTTGTATCAATAGGACCAGTAGCCCATTTAGCAATATTAATACTTACACCGGAATCTGCATTACTATTAAGTGTAACTTTAGATCCGTCAACTGCCGTGTAGTCTACAGTGTCATCTAAGAGAACGCCGTTATAGAAAACTAAGACGCCGTTTTGACTATAGCTTAATACGTTTCCTCTTACATCAGAATCTTGAAAAACAGTTTGATTAGCAGTTGCTGAATATCTGTACCATTCAAATCCAGAACTAGCTTGAAGTCTATCATTTACATATGAGGAATCAACGAGATTTATTGTTTTTGCTGAGTCTATACCTGCAGATATTCTAGCATCTACATATGCAGAATCCACCATCGCTATTGTTTTTGCAGAATCTATTCCAGTCTCACTTTGGCGAGACAATACGTATGCAGAATCTACAAGGCTTGCAGTTAAAGCTGAGTCTAAACCTACGTCTGTTTGTCTGAGTTGAACATATGCAGAATCTATATAAGCAGAAAGACTACTTGAGTCAAGTATCGTAGGTATGCCTGAAATTTCTGAGTAATCTATAACTCTAAATAGGCCACCAGAATCATCGGTTGTTAAGAAATCTCCAGAGCTTCCACTTTCTAGGTGATGAGCGAGATTACCAAATTTCCTGCTAATTCCCACATTCTATTCCTTATGAAGCATTGCCAGATGCAGCTGCAGTATTTAAATTGTTAGTTGAAACTAAGTCACCAAAGTCTGATGCATTACCTGTTGTTTGTATAGTAAAGTAATCTATTTTATTTACTTCTGCATAACCCGCATCACCATCATATCCACCCATGTGAGTTCCATAAGTTCCATTTGAACATGATACTGCTGATTGAGAACCGTATGTAGCATCACCAAAGTCTGTAGCGTTTCCAGTAGTTTGAGTTGTAACATAATCTATTGTATCGTCTTTGTTACCTGAACCTCCAGTTTCATGAGATCCTCCAGAAAAAACAGAACGTGTTGCATCTGAACAACCACCAAATCTTGAAGCAGTTCGAGTTAAATCGCCAAAGTCTTGCGCATTTCCTGGTGATGCATAAGTAATATATTGGATATAATTATGTGCACCAGCATTATTGCTACTTCCTCCTGCCATTATTCCATATGTAGCATCTCCAGCAGTTGCATGATAACCCCTTGCTGTATAACTGTCATATGAATTCATATTTCCAAAATCACTAGCGTTTCCTGTAGTTGCTATTGTTACGTAATCAATTTCATCTTTGTAGTCTCCAGTAGACACATAACCACCAGTAAAATACCCTTTAGTTCCATCACCCATTCCTGCACCCTGATATCTAGCTACTGAAAGATCACCAAAGTCTGTTCCATTACCTGTTGTCGCGCAAGTAATGTATTCAAGTGTATTATCATCAGAATAACTGCCAGAATAGTTGTTTCTTCCACAAGCTACTACTGCTCTTGTTCCATTACTGGCTGCAGCTGTACCAATAAGTTGAGAAGTAGAACCACCAGTTCTTAGATCTCCAAAGTCTGATGCGTTACCAGTAGATGTCATATCAAAATAATCAATGGCAATTGTTTGAGATCCAGCAAACTTGAATCCTCTATCACCACCCCAAGAAAATGATCCGCCGCTTCCGCCGCCTCCACCATATTGGCTGGAACTTCCAGAAGCACTATCTTGTCCACCTTCTGCATATCTTGCTATCATTATAATAGCACCTGAATCAGCACCATCGTCTAAAACAACAGTAGATCCATCAGTTGCTGTATATTCAGTTGTTGATAATAGAATACCATTATAGTGAACTAAAATATTATTTTGACTATAAGATAACACATTTCCAGCTATATCTGAATCTTCAAATGTAGTTTGATTGTTAGTAGCATTATACTCATATAGTGCAAATCCAACACCCATTTGCCTATCTTGAATATATGCTGAGTCAATTAAACTAATTACAGTAGCAGAATCTGTTCCTGCAGCAGGAGCTCTAGCAGCTACATATGCTGAGTCAATTAAGCTTATTGTGGCTGCAGAATCTATGCCTGATGTAACACTACTATCAGTGATATAAATTGCACCATTCATAGATGAATGATATTGACAGTTATAATGTAATGTACTTGGAGCGTCCATTGGAACTGTAAACTTTATAGTTCCTGTTGCAGCACCGTTATTTGTTACACCACTATTATATGCACTTCCTGTTCCAGTGGTGTTAGTAGTATTAATATAGAAAGGATGACCTGACGCATTTAAAACAAAATGATAAGTAAGACCTCTTTGTAGATGCAGAGTAGGGTTTGATGTAGATGAAGGAAATCCATCTTTTGT